TATAGCACACTTTGATTAATATCAACAGATTAAAAGTACGGGGATGTGGTGTGGTGGAATCCCCGTACAAGTCTATATAATAGACTATTTTTTAGATTTAGTCAACTTGGCACCTTTAAACCAACCAGGTAAACCTAATAAAGGTCTTCTGTCTAATTGATTTTCTTTAGCAGTTTTAGATCCTGCTTTATTATAATGTAAGAATACTTGCCCACAATCTTTACCTTTAAATTCTTCTCTCCAATGTTCTAAATCGCATCCAGAATAAATTAACATATCACCAGGTTTAAGATCAACTTTAATTCCAGCCTGACCTTCCTTACCTGTTGGATCTAAATAGATTGGCCATTCATCTCCACCTAGATTTAATGTGGTAGATATTTCACAAGAGTATCTGTCTTTGTGTCTTGCAAGTACATCACCTTTTTTATAAATTCTTGCATAAGAATAAGTTTCACTTAATTTTAAACCCGTATGTTTTTCCATAACAGGTTTAACTTCTTTTAATAAAGTTTCCATTGCAATATCAGAATAATGTGAATAAGTGTTTGGTATTTGAGGATCATTCCATACACCAAAATATTCTGTAAATGGAGAAATATATTTTGAATCAAATAATATCCTTGCAACATTTCTTTTATTTAAAAAGTATTTGTATACGAAATCTGCTAACTCTGGTGAGATAGCTCCTTTTAATACTGTATATTTATTTTTTTTAAACGACATTTAATACTCCTTTCGGTATCGCTTGGCAGTTCCAATGTATAAATCTAAAAGGCTCATACCCTAAATCTACAATATATTGATGTGGAACATATGATGGAAAGAAAATCATTCTACCAGGTTTTACAGGATAGCTAACTTGATAACTTGCGTCTGTAATATCTTTTCTATTTTTTTCTGGTAAAAGATTCATTACATTACCTGATCTTGGATCTTCAAATAAAGGTAAAGAAGTTTTTTCTGAAGCTTTTAAAAAATAAAAACCTGAAATATGTCCATTCCAATGAGTATGTAAGGTATGATGACCACCACCTTTTTGAGCAAATTCTTGTACCCATAATTCTGTAATAAATATTTTATAATTAGTTAAATCAAAACCCATTTCATCTAATAAATTATGAGCAGTTGCACCTATATAATTTTGTAATTCAGTAAAATTAGGATCACCAATTAAAGTTGTTGAATGAAATACATGACCCATATCTCCTTTATCACCAAACTTTTTATTTCTATCGTCAATAGTTTCTTTTAAATTTTTTTTAGATGCTTCAATATAAGGATCTGAAGCTTTATTTAAACTATCAACAAATTTATCTTCATCAGCGAACCATATAGGTGTTTTAAAAAAATGTTCTTTTGTTAAAATTTTAGGATACCCTTGATTAGTTTTATTTTCTTTTTTAGTTTGTTTTTTCTTTTTTATTTTTTTCATACTTCTCCTTTATTTAAATGGCCAACCTAAGTTCCATATCACTAAACTATATCTTGATCCTTTTGTTACAGGACATACTCTATGCCACACATCAGAAGGAAATACAACAATAGATCCTCTAGGTAATATTTCTGTACATTTAACAATGTTTGGTTTTTTATCTGGATCTGTATTTCTAAAATCAAATTCTAATTCTCCACCTTTATATTCTTTAGGATCTGATAAAGAACAAGTCACAGATAGTTTTCTAGTTTTACCGTGTAAATTAATATCTTCTGGTCTATTATATGGAGATCCCCAACTATCACAATGCCAACCATAATATTGACCTTTATCATACTTTGTAAATTGACAAGGTTCACTAAAATCCCATTGAAAATTCCAACCTGCTTCTTGATTTGCTCTATGTACATAAGGTTGTATTTCTTTATAAATCCATCTTTCATCTAACCAAACTATGTTAGAGTTTCTTTTTTTCTTTAAATCTTTAATAGCTTTACTGTCTAATTTTTTACTTTGTGCATTTCCTGTAAGAGCTAATTCATCACTTTTTGATTTACCGTATTTTATAAGTTCGTCACAAAACCTAGGAGTTAGTGCACTTTTAAAATAAAAATAATAATTTTGTAAGTTCATATAAATGTATATACCGCTATAACCCTTCTTCCTTTTTTAGGATAAATTATATAATGAGGTTTTTTATCAAAACAAATACCTTTAAATTTTTCAGGTTTAATTTTTTTAATAATTTTATTCTTATCATTTAAAATAACTGTTTCACCCTCTGAATCATTTAAATATATTATAACTTGTTTATGGTCAAATTCATGATCAATATGGGTATTTGATTTTTTTTCATTAATATTAAAAGTACAATTAACTGAAGCTCTAAATAATTTATTTAATTCAATTTTATTTTTATTTAAAAAACTTTTTAAAAAATCTAAAAATACTCCAAAATGTTCTGAGTTTATTTGATTTTGATTATTTGATATTTCTGGTCTTTTATATAAAACGTGAGAGAGAAAAGGTTTTTTATCTTTTTCTGTTTGATGGTCATACCAATAAAAAGGAAAATTATCTCCTAGCACCACATTATTAATGTAGTTCTTTTGATTTTTATTTAAAAAATTTTTACTTTCGAAAAACATTCTAATGTTTTTATATATTAATAATAAACATTATCAATAGATAAGCAAAAAATTATAAAGTTAAAACTCCAGTAACTGTAAATTTAGCTGTTTTAGTAGTACCACAAGTAGTTATTGTATTAGTACCAGGACTTACTGCCATAGCAGGAGGAGCATTTTCAACTCTAATTGCAGCAAAACCAGATCCTCCATTACCTGCATAATCACCTGGACCATAACCGTCCCAAGTACCACCACCTCCACCACCACCAGTATTGGCTACTCCATTACCTGCAACTCCAGGGCCAGCACCATTACCTCCGCCACCAGGGCCTCCAGTTCCAGGAACACCAGGACTTCCACCAGTTCCACCTCCTCCGCCACCACCTAGAGTGCCAGAATTTGGTAAAGGTACACCAGGAAAATAAGGTGAGAAATTAACGCCAGGGCCACCTGGTCCGCCAGGTCCACCACCACCTCCTGGTTGAGAACCAGCTCCACCTGCACCTCCGCCACCACCAGCTGAAACTGTTGCAGGGTTATTTCCAGGGCCACCTGGATTTCCATATCCGTAAAAACCACTATAACCAGGTTGAGCAGGTTGTGTTGCACATCCTGCAGGTCCAGTTGCTCTGTTTCCACCACCCCCAGATCCACCCGATAAATCTGAAGCTGTAGAAGGTCCTGCTCCTCTTCCTCCGCCATCAGCAATTAAATAGCCTGCTGTAGTATTAGTTCCTTTTGTTCTTCGTGCTCCACCACCAATTGTAATTGCATTACATCCAGTTGTTAAAGCTAAACTACCTGGTTGAAAAATTATTCCACCTGCTCCACCACCACCAAAACCAGTGTCAAAAGCAGTTGGTCCACCACCACCGCCTCCACCTGCAACTAATAAAATATCTGCTTTAACTGCAGTTTGAGTAGTATTAGCCCAAGTACAATCACTTAATGCAGAAGCTACTGATTTTAAATTCCATACACCTGAAGCTCTTGTTAATTCTTTTACGACTACGATTCCTGATCCACCTGATCCACCTGCTCCAAAATTTCCTGATCCAGAATTTAGACCACCTCCACCACCTCCACCACCGCCAGTGTTAGTTGTACCTGCTGATCCTGATGCATAACTAGAACCACCTACTCCACCTGCTCCGCCGCCACCTGTTCCTGCTGCTCCACCTGGAGATGCGGGTCCTGGTGACCAACCACCGCCTCCGCCGCCACCTGCGTAAACTCCACAATTAGGTGTTCCTGGAAAATTACTTGAAATATCTAAACCTGCTCCACCAGCTCCTCCTGGATTTGCTGAACCTGGACTTCCACCTCCATCATCACCACCTGCTCCACCTGCTCCACCACCACTATTTCCTCCTCTACCTGCTCCACCACCTGCAGCGTTTGATTGAGGTGCTCCTGATGCTCCACCACCTGCCGCCGCTGGATTTGTTATTCCTCCACTTGCTGATGAACACCCTAAACTAGATGCAGTTCCTGATGTCCCTATTCCTGTACTTGTAGGTGCAGCAGGAGGTCCACCTGCTCCACCGCCTCCTACTGTTGCAGCATAAGTACTGCCTCCATTCAAATTTATTTCACATATTATTATTCCACCACCACCAGATCCGCCTCCTCCTTCAGAAGAGTAGCCTGCATTACCACCGCCGCCACCGCCAACAAGTACTATCTTAGCTGTTCTAGTATTTGGATTTGTTATAAAAGTTGGTGTAGTTGAAATAAAAGTAGAAACACCATCTAAACCTTTTGAAGATTTATTTGGTTTTCCTATTATTCCGCCATTTGGACTTGCCATTTTAATCTCCTAATTAACTTGGAAGCCACGTTGAAGTATTTACATCCCAAGTATATTCATTATCGTTTAATAAATTTCGTGCTAACCAAACTTGACCTGATTCATCCCAATAAATTCCTATTTGATTATTATCAACTGTAGTAACAGTTGGATATGCAATAGGTGGATCCCAATCCCAAGTAGTTTCATTTAAACTCCAAGATGGATATGGTTGAGGTGCTATAAAAACATCAGCAGTCGGATTATAAGTAAATCCTTGTCCTGCATATTGTTTTCTAAAATTATTATTATAAGAAGTTTGAACCCATTTAACTCCGTCTTTAGAATTTCCAAAAGAAGACTTTATATATTCAGCAGCTTCTTCTGATTGATCGCCTCCGTGAGCGTTAACATCATTATTATCAAAAACAAGTACTCTTAATACTTTGTTGTCGTTATTTAGTTCTGCAAAATGTGCCATTTTTTTATCTCCTTAAAATTATTATACATTATAATTTTTTATTTTAAAATACCTATGTTCCCCAATTACCAAGTTTTCTATTATCAAATTGTTCTGATAAACTCCATACTCCAGGAGCTACCAATATAGTTTTTTCTACTAATACCACTCTTCCAGAACCACCATTTCCACCACCATTTGCTGGACTAGGTGTATTTGGACCAAATGATCCTGCTCCTGCACCACTTCCAGAATTAGAAGTTGCATTACCTGCATTCGATGAACTAGGTGTAGGTTGACCTGCTGTAGCTGTTGGGCCGCCTGCAGCTCCTGCTCCTCCTCCACCACCGCCTGCTGCGTAGTGAACACAAGAACCTGTAATACTATTATTAATACCAGCTCCACCTGCACCTCCACTTGTAGGTGAACCATTTGTACCAGCAGCGTTTGCTCCACCACCCCCACCACCGTGTTGAGTAGGGCCTCCACCACCATTCCCACCATTATTACCTTGACCAGGAGTTCCAGTTCCACCAATACCTGTTCCATCAGGTTCTCCACCAGATACAGGCTGAGGTCCTGTTCCACATGGACCATTAAATGCTGCTCCAGCACCTGAACCACCATCACCACCAGCAGCTCTTAACCAATTGTATGGTACGTTTCCACCTGTTCCACCTCCTCCACCACCAGAAGCTGTTATGCAATCAAAAGAACTTATTCCACCTGTAGCGCCATTACCATTATAATTAACTCTTCCATTTCCACCACCGCCTACTGTAATTGCATAATTACAACCAGCAGTTATTAAATGGTTTGTTTTAGTAAGATATCCGCCAGCACCGCCACCACCGCCAGCGATTGCTCCACCGCCGCCTCCACCACCAACGATTAAATAATCAACAACAGAAACTGTTGCAGGTGCAGGATAAACTCCTGAAGCTGTAAAATCTTTTATTGGAGATGGTGATGCAACTGAATTTGCTATTACAGCATCGGGTCCTATAATTCCGCCATTAGCCATAGCTTATAAAACCTCCTTATGCGTCGTCTAGAATTTCATATGAAATTAAACAGACTAAATCACCGGTTGCACTTGCTCCGCCTTCAATTGAATCACCTTCTTCTAAATAAAAACTATTGTTCTTATCAATAACAGAAAGTGTAGCGTCTGCAGGTACTGAAATAGTGCTTGCTATTGCTCTAGTGTTTGTTTGATCGTTGTAAGTGATTGTAACATCAGCAGGGTTTGAACCATCGATGTTAGCAACCATTATTGAATTAATTTTATAAACCTTGTCAGTTGCACAAGTTAAAAGTGTTGTAGTTAAAGTTGTATCTAAGGCAAACGTATCCGTTTTACCTAGAATTGAACTTACATTTACTATATTTGGGTTTGCCATAATTATCTCCTTTTATCCGAAAATCATTGCCATTGCAATAGCTTTTCCTGTTGATGTTGCAGTATTATCTTGGAAGGTTGGAGCAGATCCCGCACCTGTTGATGTTAATATTTGACCTGAAGTTCCTTCAGAAATAGCTCCAAAAACTCCAGAATTGTTGTATTGAACTTGACCTACTGTTCCAGCCGGAGACGTAGTTAATCCA